CTGCCGGTTGAAGTGCATGTAGCCGGGCGGGATGATCTCCACTTCGCCGTCGCGCGTCTTCACGCCGTTGAGACGATCGTAGATGCGGAGCTTGAGCGCGTCGACGCCGAGGATGGCAAGTCGTGCGCCGATCCGCTTCTCGTGATACAGGCGGATGACGAACGGCTTCTTGAATCCCTCGTCGCCTTTGACCGCGTAGATTCTCCGCATCTGCCGTCGCTTCACGTAGCGGTAGACGTTCTCCGTCGAGAACGAGGAGTCGATGCAGACCGCGTTCAGGCCGTTGGAACTCCACGGTTTCAATTCCACGCCGCTCTCGTGCATCCAGACCGTTTCGAGATACGCATCCAGCTCCCGCCAGGTCTCGCCCCGTTCGGGTGAGCCGATGATCATCCGCCGGTCAATGAGCCAACTGTGCTCTCCCCTACCCCAGCCGAGCGTCACGCATTCGAGACGGTCGCCCTGCACGTCGACGCCGCACGTCAGCACGATCACTCCTTCGGGCACGAGCGTGTAGTCCTCGACACGGGTCCGGAGGTCGTCCTCGTTGATCTCGGTGGACTTGTCCTCGATGAACGTCTCGCCGAGACGCTGGTTGATGAACACGCGGAGGCGCTCCCGGTTCTTCTGCGCCTTCGTGAAGGAGCGTGCGATCTCCAGCCAGTTCGAGAACGGGGAAATCATCTCCGAGAGATGGAAGCCGGCATGGCCCTTCACGTCCGGGCGCGTCGGGATCCATCTGCCTTCCCGGATCATCTGCGTCTTCAGCTTCTCCTCGATCGGTTTCTTGCAGTTCTCGCATGGGTAGTAGGCCCAGCTCAGGTTCTCCTTGTCGAAATGGAGGAACGACCGTCCAAGATGCGCGAACTGGCTGGCGGCGGAGAAGAGCAGGAATTGGGAGAAGCCGCAGTGCGGGCATTTGCCGTAGTAGAAGCGCATGTCCGAGGAGAGGAATTCCGCTTCGATGCGGGAGAGGCCGCGCGTCGTGGGATTCGAGACCTTGATGATCTTGCGGTGGTGGTACATGTAGGTGATCGTTCGGTTGCGCGAGAGTTCGATCTGGTCCCCTTCCCCGCTTGCGCTGACGTCGTAGGCATCCACGTCGTCCAGGAACGCCCGCTGGATCGTCTTCTGCCGGAATCCCGCCGCGCTGTTCGAGCCGATGATATACAGCAATCCGCCGGGGAAGGTCTTGTGGAGGATCTCGTTCTTCTTGTCCTTCACCTTCTCGGACTGCACCTTCTGCCGAAGGCTGGGTGTGTCGCGGACCATCGTGTCGAGGTGATCTTTCGACCAGTTCTTCGCCTCCACGATCCCCGGCTGAACGACGAGCATGGGTCCGGGGTCCTGGTCGATGAAGTAGCCGATGGCGTTGTCGATGATCGCCTGCGTTCCCCCGGAGCGGACGGACTTCATCAGCGTGATCTCGTCGATCGACGGGTCCGTGATGACGTCCATCATCTCGCGCTGATACTCAGCCTTTGCGGTTTGCCACTGCCCGCTTTCGGCGCTGACTTCGGCGCTGAGGATCCGATACTGGTCCGCCCACTCGCTGATGGTCATCCTCGGCGGGGGCTTCAGGACCGACATCATCTCCCTCATCGCTGACGTCCTGAATCTGAGCTGCGCGATGGAGCTTGTCTGGAATGGTTGCAAGTTCATCTAACGTCCTTCGAATGAATCCGTCCAGGTATTCCTCGATCTCCTTCGATGCGAGTTCGCGGGCCGCGTGCTTTGGGATGCCGAGCAGCTTCTGCCGGATGGAGGCGAGCACCGGCTCCAATTCCTGCAGCACGACCGCGATCGTAATCGCCTCTCCCTCTTCCTTCGCCGCCTTGATCTCCATCAGCTTCGCCTTCGCCTTGGCGATCCGCAGCTCCACGTCCTGCATCTTCTCCCCGCCGGTCCGGAGTTCCTCGATGCGGCGCTCCAGGTCTCCGATAAACCACTGCGTGCAGGCCACGAGGTCGTAGACGCCGCGCTTGAGCTTCGGGAATCCCTTCTCCTTTGTCAGGCGGTTGATCCAGCGGACGTCCTTCTGGAACAGCTCGGCGATGTCCTCCACGGTGCGCTCGTTCTTCCGCTCCTTCAGCGATGCAACGTGCTTCCTCTGGTGCGCGATATACCACCGCGTCGTCTTCGCCAGGTCGAACTGGTCGCGGGCGATGCGGGGCATGCCGTGCTTCGTGACCAGCTTCTCGATCTCGGCGGGGAGCAGGTCCAGCACGTAGGCGATGCGCGTCAGTGGGACGCCGGTTTTTTGTTTTGGAGCCATGATTGGATTAGAACAGAACCGCCCGAATTTTAGTGACTGTCTGCGAAATCTCGGCGCTCGTTTCGCACCCGCTGAATCGGGTCAGGAAGGACCCGTGATCATCTGCGCGTGAGGTAGTAGTTGAACTCGTGCACAAAGATGCGCGGCAGTTCGCGCGAACAGAATTCCTGCATCTTCTTCGTCATGCTTGTTGATGCAAATAGCTGCGCCATCGACGGACCGGGAAGCTCGCGCATCTTCTGCCTTGGGAGGGGTTGGCCGACCTTGCCCTTCATGCGCTTGTAGGTCATCCCCGCGTATCGTCCCTGACGAGGAACGACATACGGCAACGGATTGCCCTTGGAGTCCTTGCGTGAGTAGACGCCCTTGTGACCAGAGGACATGACCGCAACGAATGTGCCGGGCAATGTCTTGGTCTGCTTGATCGTGATCTCCGCCCCGGTCTGTCCCTGCTTCGTTCCCTTGAACTTCCCGAGTGAGATGCGCACATGCTGCGCTTGAATCCATCCCCGCTGCCGTGTGGTGCTTGCCCGCACCACCTTGAGGTATCGCTCAACGTCTGATGGGCGCATGTTGTAAGTCTGCGATAGCTCACGCTTTACGTAGGTCTTGAGCATTGCCAGCGTCTTATTCAACGCGCTGATCATGGCCTTCTGATAGGCCGCCTTCACGTTCACATCCTTGATGTCGATCACGGCTTCTGCTCCTCTCCCGGCTTCGGGAAGACATCATCCCGCCACTCAATGAACGTCTCGTCCAGGTCATCATCGTAGCGTATGTAGAAAGGGCCAACCGATGAGGTAAGCTTCGAAAGATACCGGAGGATCGTGACCGGGGAACATGCGGCGAACTCCGCTCCGGCGTTGATTGCGTCGTCCTTCGTCACTCGGTGTTCCTTCTTCATGCGCTCCATCATCCAGGTGCGGAATTGAGGTTCACAGACCTTTGACTTCTCCATCTCATCGGTCTGCGGGATTGTTGTGGTGATGGTGGTCTCCCGTCGTTCTGCGAGGCGGGGATTCTTCAGGTAGTTGTGCTTTCGACAGAGGAGCTGGAGGTTTGAGACGTGGTTGTTGTCAGGATTGTTGTCGATGTGGTCCACAATGAGACGTCGACGGCTTTTGGGATTCAGAGACCCGAACTGGCCGCACATCCTGCACCGTAGCCCATCCCGTACAACTAATTGCACAGCAACGTCTACCAGCTTCTTCCCTTGCTTTCTTGCCATCGCGATTTCTCGTTTTTACCCGATTATGCCCGTTTTCATTTTTTCACACATATTCACAAGTGAATGGTTCCTACCAAAATCCATCGTAAGTCATTGTGAGCCAGGGGGTTGTGCGCCCGTCACCGGGCTGCTGACTCGCGCAGAATTCCCGCGAACTGATTGGTCTATAATGGTTTGTGGGGGCATCACCGTCACCAGTTCCGGCAGTCTTCGTCGGTGAGGGTGATGTTGTCGAGGTCTTTGGTGAGGAATAGAATCGCGGCCAGTGTCGCACCAGCGAGACCGACGATGAGCCAGAAGAGCTTGCGTTTCATAACATCACCTTTCGTATGGTCCTTCTTCGGACTCGTAGGGAAGCCCCCAGTAGGGGCACTTCTCACAGCTTTGAGCCTCACAGCCCTTGCACGGGGGAATGCGGCCCTGAAGACGGTCTGCAGCCTTCCCCATGCGCCACCAGATGATGCAGAACAACAGGAGCACGATGATGAGGATCACTTGATATGCCATCATAGGCTGAGCCACCCCTTCCACCATGTTTTCCAGTCGTAGTCGCAGTCGCGTGGGATCATCGGCAGCAGGACATGGTAGTACAGCGTGAAGCCGCGCCCCTCGATCCACCAGCAGGCCCAGACGTGAATGGGAATGGTCACGAGCATCCCCCAGGCGATGACCTTGTAGGTGAGCACGGCGATGATCATCGCCATGGACAACGCGCCGAGCAAATTCAGCACCTGGAAGTGCATCATCCTGTGTGGGTGGTCTGCAAGCCACCAATAGGACTGGTTGAACGGTTCGCCGTTGTCTTGCAGATACCCCGCCGATTTGCCGAGATAGCGGTTGATGGGGATCATCAGCCTTGCACGATCGATGTCCGGGTAGTCGCGGCGGGCGTGCTGAAAGCCCCGTGCTCTCCCTGATTTGAATGCGTAGTGCAGCTCGGCGAGGAGCAGAATGGCGAGCATAATGTAGATGATCATAGTGCCTCCCTATGAAATCGTGATGACGTCCCCGGTGGACCGCATCTTGGAGAGAAGTTCCGGGGCGGAGATCGATGCGGTGCACCGCTCCTGGCCGATGAATCCCTTGCACTGAAAGACTGCGGATGGATTCCGAAGCGCCCACTCGTATGGAATGCTGATCGCGTAGCCGCATCGCGAACACATCACGATCACATACCGGATGTGATGCCGATATGGGGTTGTGTCGCTCATGAGTTCGCTCGATTGAGAACCGCACTCCGCCAGATGTGCGCGGTCTTTCCCGTGATGGAGCAGGTCCGCTTTCCTGCGTCGACCACCAGGCCGAGCTTCCGCAGCTCGAACACCCGTGGCGTGATCGTGTTCACTCCCCGATGCAGGTAGTTCGCCAGCTCCATATTGCTGGCCTCGCCGAGATGCTCAATGGCCCCAAGAACAACTGCCTGCGTTCTTGCCAGGTCTCCGGACTTCTCCAGGTAGGCTTTCAGGCGCGTGTCAAGTGCCC